AGGTTGCTCCGGGCTATGAAATAGAAAAATGAATCCGTTGAAGCCTGCTTTTTATACTAAGTTGGCATTATAAAAAAGCATTGCTTATCAATTTGTTGCAACGAACAGGTCACTATCAGTCAAAATAAAATCATTATTTGATTTCAATTTTGTCCCACTCCCTGCCTCTGTCATCACGATACTGTGATGCCATGGTGTCCGACTTATGCCCGAGAAGATGTTGAGCAAACTTATCGCTTATCTGCTTCTCATAGAGTCTTGCAGACAAACTGCGCAACTCGTGAAAGGTCGGCGGATCCCCTTCGAAGGAAAGACCTGATGCTTTTCGTGCGCGCATAAAATACCTTGATACTGTGCCGGATGAAAGCGGTTCACGATGAGTAGATGCAATTATGGTTTCTCCGCCAAGAATCTCTTTGCATTTATCAAGTGTTTCCTTCATTGATATCCCGAGAGCATCAACATGCAATGTTGTAGGGATGGCAATTTTTACGCCTGTTTTGCTTTGCTCGACATAAAGATATCCATCTACGATATCAGACCACTTCATTTCGCATAAATCACCAACTCGCTGCCCGGTAACAACAGCCAGCTCCATTGCAAGTCTTAGCCAACATGGTGATGATTCTGCTGCTTGATAAATTTTCAGGTATTCGTCAGCCGTAAGTCTTGATCTCCTTACCTCTGATTTTGCTGCGCGAGTGGCAGCGACCGGGTTTGTTGTTATATGGCCTTCAGCTATTGCCTCTCGGAATGCATCGCTCAGTGTTGATCTGATTAACTTGGCTGACGCCGCCTTGCCCTCGTCTATGTATCCACTGAGCATTGCCGCAATTTCTTTTGTGGTGATGTCTTCAAGTGGAGCATCAGGCAGCCCCCTCCTTATTGCTTTAATTTTGCTCATGTAATTTATGAGAGTCTTCTGCTTGATTCCTCTGCTGGCGAGGATTTTTTCGTAGCGATCAAGCCATGAATGTAACGTAACAGAATTATCACTGTTGATTCTCGCTGTCAGAGGCTTGTGTTTGTGTCCTGAAAATAACTCAATGTTGGCCTGTATTGCTTCAGTGATTGCTATCCTCCTGTCTCGGCCTAATCCAAACTCTTTACCCGTCCTTGGGTCCCTGTAGCAGTAATATCCATTGTTTCTTATATAAAGATTAGGGGGTAAATCCCGGCGCTCATGACTTCGCCTTCTTCCCATTTCTGATCCTCTTCAAAAGGCTACCTGTTACTGGTCGATTTAAGTCAACCTTTACCGCTGATTCGTGGAACAGATACTCTCTTCCATCCTTAACCGGAGGAGGGAATATCCTGCATTCGCGCACCCATCGACGAACTGTTTCAAGGCTTCTTGGGCGTCGCTGGCGTGCATTCCACTCCTGAAGTGTCAAGTACATCGCAAAGTCTCCGCAATTACACGCAAGAAAAGCCGCATTGATGCGGCGATGGTAGGTCTGGATATCATTGAGCCATGAACAGGCCTCATCGAGTGTGAGGCTGTGGTTAGTCCTTTCGTAACTCGCTGATTCTCCTGTAAGTCTCTGGTGCTTTGTTTCCGTGTATCTTCATTTCGGCGCATGGGCTTGTAGCGCGTGTCACGATGAAATCGACCGACGCACCCATAACCTCGACAACAAAGACGCCAGACTTTACCACCTCGAAGGCGTGATCAGGACGCAGGCGATACTGCTGAAGGAGGGGAAGATTAAGTCATGAACGAATATCAGTTTGTGCTTCCATACCCGCCGTCGGTGAATACCTACTGGCGAAGACGGGGAAGCCAATACTACATCAGCGATAAAGGCCAGAAATACCGAAAAGACGTTCAGCAAATCATCCACCAACTCAAGTTAGATATTTTCACCAAATCACGACTCCGCATCAAAGTAATCGCAGACGTTCCAGACTCCCGCCGCCGCGACCTAGATAACATCCTGAAGGGTTTACTCGACTCCCTTATCCATGCCGGATTTGCGGAAGACGACGAGCAATTCGATGACATTCGCGTAATTCGTGGTGTGAAAGTACCAGGCGGACGGCTTGGAATAAAAATCACCGAACTGGAGAACGCATGAACGCCACAATTCAAACGATACCAGAGCTTCTTATCCAGACACGAGGCAATCAGACCGAAGTGGCGAGGATGCTTTCCTGCGCAAGAGGAACAGTGCTCAAGTACAACCGAGACAGCAAAGGCGAGCGTCATGTAATAGTTAACGGCGTCCTGATGGTCAAACAGGGCAAGAGGGGAAGACGATGAGACTCGAAAGCGTAGCTAAATTTCATTCGCCAAAAAGCCCGATGATGAGCGACTCACTACTGGCCACAGTTTATTGGTTTTCGTAACTGAGTCATTTTATTATTTTATTGCAACTTTTAATCTTTTATAGTGCGAAATAAATGGAGCTGGCATTCATTTCGCACTTTATGTTTTTGTTGGACTTATGTTATTTTGATTGAATTCAATTCAGTTAAAAAAAGAAGGTGATTGCTCCATTTATAAATGAATAGTCATCCCCTGTCTTGAATTCTGATGTTACTTTATTAAATGCTAGTGTGAAGGCTACAGGTGCATACCCAATTGTTGCGCCAACTTGATATTCATCAACAGTTTTGTTTAGCGATACTGTTGTTTGTTTCGTCTGTATTGTTTTTCCTTCGAGAGTATAGTTGCGATTGACATCTCGTCTTTCCATACCTGCAAAAATCTTGTATTTGAATCCGCTTGTATCGGACATATGCATTAAACCACGGGGAGCCAGCAGACCAAAGCCATTATCCGAATTGAAGGTTTTATCATTACCAATGGCAATGGTTGCGCCATATGCTACATATTGAAATAAGTTTCCAGTAACAGCAGAAACTTCAGGGTATAATCCAACATTAGCACCTAAAATATCCATACTTGGTGTCATGGATAGCATCCCTTTTACAGTATAACCGTAGCGATTCTCTATTTGATCATCCCATGCATGATATTTTTCTGCCCCAATAATCTCATGAGCTTTATTTTGTACTTTCTGACCGCCTGCGTCGGGGCCAACAACACCTATGTCAGTACCTAATCGATAGCGAATCCAGTCATTCGCAAGGGAGTTCCATTCAATACCAGTGTGAGTGTATGCACTAAAAGCTCTGTCTCCAGTTACAGCTGTGTTGTGTCTTTTATTACTGCCTGATGGAGAGTAAATATCTTGCGCAATATGGAGAGATAATTGGCTCGAGTCTGAGATATCGTGGCTATATCCCAGAAATAAGCCTTGTGAGTAATCATCTCTGTTTTCATGTTTATTGCCATAAATATCATTAAGTATTGGTTGAAACTTCCCTGCATCATCATTTGCTAATGATAATGCAAGGCTGTTCGCGATAGCTGAACACGTGGTAAATGACAGAGCAATAAAGACGCCAGCGATGACACTTTTTTTCATATGTTATTGTCTTCCTTTTTTTTGAATGGTGCGCGTATTTTACATACATGAGTTTGTAATACAAGGTGCGTAATCAATATGATGTTTTATAATTGCGTGAGACAATTGATTTATTCGTTTTTTATTGCGGTTTTTATTATCTTTTAATGTAACGGTGTTTTTATTAAGTGTGTTTGCGTGGTGTTTTATGTTTTTTATAATTTTTATTTTATTAAATTTAAAAGCATTAGTAATGGCTATTCTATATAGCAATATAAGAACTGTTACAAAAAAAGGGGGGGCAATTACAGGTAGTTATGGATGATGAGTGAAACAGATATTGGAGAACCGGGGAATGAATGATGTCTGAGTCTTATATATCAGAACTCCTTCGCTGTCGCTGGGGGCTCCTGTGCTTATGTCGTTTCCCCGATTCGGTTTTGAACGATTACCGAATGTTGAAGAATTATGCCAAAATATAGAAAGGATTTACTGCATGAATACCCAATATTTACAGTATGTTCGTGAGCAACTTATGGCAGCTACTGCTGACTTGAACGGAGCAACGAAAGGCCAGCTCGAAGCCTGGCAGGAGCATGCACAATTTGATACTGGTACATACAAACGAAAGAAGCCGCGCATTCTGGATGTGGTAACTGGCAAGATGATTACGCTGGATAATACGCCGACTTCCGGTAAGCAGTCGTACGCAAAAGGTTCATCCATTGCTTTGGTCAGCCCGGTTGAATTCTCAACCTCTTCATGGCGCCGCGCGGTTTTGTCTCTCGATGAACATCAGAAAGCATGGTTGCTTTGGTGTTACAGCGAAAGCGTTCGATGGGGGCATCAGGTCACCATAACGCAATGGGCATGGAGCGAGTTTAAAGATTTGTTAAGTAACAGAAAAATTGCAGGTAAGACACTGGATCGCCTGAAGACGTTAATCTGGCTGGCTGCACAGGATGTGAAGAGCGAACTTGCAGGGCGTGAGGCCTATGAATACCAGACACTGGCATCATTGGTGGGAGTGACAACAAAAAACTGGTCCGAGACATTTACTGAACGCTGGGTTGCAATGAAGCACATTTTTCTACAGCTTGATAGTGATGCTTTATTGCTTGTGACGAGAACACGTTCAAAACAAAAGGCAGCATTTTTACAGCAAAATATTGCAAAACTGGATTAAAAGCCATATACTTCATGCAAATTTGGTATGTTGTAAAAAATGTATAAACCCGCTGCCGAGTGGGTTTTTTTTATGCCCTGAGTTGTACTTGTACGGTAAACATGCTGGCTGCTATGTAATAGAGTTTTTTTAGCCTGTAACCTCTTGACGGCATTGAATTGCTTTTGTTATGAGTTGTAAGCCAATGTTATCATCTTGTATTGGGGTGGTTATGAAGGATGGTGCGCTGCTCAGGAGTTCTTCACTTTTTATTGCCTACATGGGATGCCTTGGATGGGGGAGTGCTTATTTCTATGGATGGGGTACTTCTTTTTACTACGGCTTCCCATGGTGGATTGTAGGTGCAGGTGTTGATGATGTTGCCAGAAGTTTATTTTTTGCAGTTATCGTCATTGCTATATTTCTTATCGGTTGGGGTATTGGTGTTGTATTCTTTTTCGCAGTGAAAAGAAAACATTCTATGCAAGAGCTAAATGTATTTCGCCTTTATTTTGCTGTGGAATTATTGTTTGTGCCGGCAATTATTGAGTTTTCTATATTGAGACAGAAGATTCAGGTACCTCTTTTGCTACTGTCAGCAGCGATTGCGCTGGCGGTTACAATTTCGATAAGATCTTATGGGCGATTTTTATCGGTATCATGCTTCTATGATAAGCCATTTATAAAAAAACATTTTTTTGAGATTGTGATGATTGCTTTTGTGGCATATTTTTGGCTTTTTTCATTTCTGACAGGATATTACAAACCACAGTTTAAGAAAGAATATGAAATGATTAATTATAATGATGGTTGGTATTATGTTCTTGCTCGTTATGATAATTGTCTGGTTTTGTCTACTTCTTTCAATGCAGGTAGTAAAAGGTTTGTCATTTATCAATCAGCACAAGATAAGAATCTTCAGGTTGATATTGTAAGGACCAGAATTTAATTGGCTGCATAAATAATATTTTAAGTTGCAAGTTGGCTATTCGTAGGAATAGAACCTTAGGCATGCTGAATGCGTTTTCTGAACATTGTTTTATAAACTGTGTCTGCTTGCTGTTGTGATCCTGCTTTTAGTGATGGTGATGATGGATTTCACCAGCAGGATAATGTTGGTACTGACTGATGGCGCTCTGGTCTGCGGCATTGTGGTATTGCTGTGGCCGATGATGAAAGAACAGAATGAATAATTCTTGACTTTTTTGTTTACTGTTTATTAAAAAATCAACCGCATGGTGAATCCTCCTTGGAGGGGCTAAATGATCGAGTTTTAAGGGCACGTAGCGAGTTCTGTTTGATCATTGCAGAACTTAGCGGGAGGCGCCATGCGTACATCACTAATGTTATTTCCTTCTATCATTTTCCTTGTGAGTTCTGGCTGCGCATGGCGCGGCCTTTTTTTTATGACCTGCCACTGGCAGATGGTCATCCTGTGATTTGATTCCGGTTCCGGCTTTTTAACTCTGTTCCTGTACACGGGAGAAATTCTATGTCGATTAATCGTTATGATATTGGTTACAAGAAGTACCACGTATTGTGTTGAGATAGAAAGCATGGTGCCAGAGGTAAATGCAGCAGCATAATAAAAAAGAGCCAGCGCAGAAGAGAACGGGTAAAAGAGTCTGCGCTGGCGTGGGGATATTCCCCGTGGAGAAATGATATGTAACACACATCGGGAACCTTTCTATATAAACATTATCATTATTGTCAATCATAACAGTCAGGTATTATGACGTTTATGCATCAGGGCCATCAGGAATTAACTGGTGGCTTTTTATTGTTGTCAGCTTCCGGATAACGGGAGACGGGGTATGTACCAGATGGAAAAAATAACAACAGGTGTGTCATACACCACGTCAGCGGTGGGGACGGGATACTGGCTACTGCAGTTGCTGGACAAAGTCTCCCCATCCCAGTGGGTGGCAATAGGCGTATTGGGTAGCCTGGTGTTTGGCTTGCTGACGTATCTGACAAACCTTTATTTCAAGATTAAAGAAGATAAGCGTAAGGCTGCGAGAGGTGAATAATGTCGCCATCATTACGCAAGGCTGTTGCTGCTGCTATTGGTGGTGGGGCTGTTGCCATAGCGTCTGTGCTCATCACTGGTCCGAGTGGTGACGATGGCCTGGAAGGTGTCAGCTACATACCATACGAAGATATCGTTGGCGTATGGACTGTATGTCACGGACACACCGGAAAAGACATCATTCCCGGTAAAACGTATACCAAAGCAGAATGCAAAGCACTCTTGAATAAAGACCTTGCCACTGTCGCC